GGATGTGAATATTTTGGATGAAATCCCATAATTTCACAATTTTTATCAGTTATTTTTTGAAATAATCTGTATACATATTCCGGAAACATGCTTTTATTTTCTATATCATCTATTGCGTTGTATATTGCATCTATAGTATCAACTCCTCTTAAATTTGTAGTATATTTTTTGGGTTGTTTACAAGCACATACTGGACATATTCTATTATCACATTGATTTTTTTTTAATGTTAATAGTCTATGTTTTTTAGGAATACTCAGAATTTTTTGCTCTGAAGGATAATTTAATTTACTAAAAGAGACTAATTCATCGTTTGAGAATGATTTAGTACTATCAAATGGTGGATTAATTAGACTTCCACATTCAATACATATGACTGATAAAACTTGTTGAATAGTATTCATATGAAAATGGTGATATACTGGTAGAACTAATTCAATTCTACCAAAATAACCAGGAGTAATATCATATTCTAAATTATCAGTTTCACATCTTTCATCTTTTTCTGATGGACTCATTCTTGAATCGAATAAACCTTCTTTTATTGGTGTTCCATCCGCTTTAAAACTTTGATATTTTGTTATTTCTGTTACAGATTCATTTCTAATTTCTTCTGGACTAAGTAATCCAAACTGTAAAGATGTTATTCTTGATATCTTTTTATCAACCATAACATACCATCTTATATTTTTTGCTTAAATTCTACTTATGAAAAAATGATTAAGTTACTCTAAAATACATTAACATCCCAATAATGTCAATCATTCATGAACCAATACATGGTGATATTAAACTATCTGAAATCGCATTGAAAATTATAGATCATCCATATTTTGATAGAACACATTATATATATCAAACTGGAATCGCATACAGAATTTATCCGAGTGCTACTCATAGTAGAAAGGTTCATATGATTGGCACTTATGCAATAACTTCGAAACTTTTAGAACATTTGAATGTAGATTCCAATGTAAAAGAACTAATTTGTATAGGCGCATTGTGTCATGATATTGGTCATGGTCCTGGGAGCCATGGTTTTGATAAGCATGTTATTCAAAAGCTGATATCAGATGAAAAAATACAAAAAAATAATTCATGGATATTACATGAACAGCGCTCGGTAGATATGTTTCGAGAAATGGCTCAAGATTTAGACTTACAAGAAGATGAAATCGATTTTATATGTAAAGTGATTGATCCTCCAATTGGAGAAAAAAGATGGGAGTTTAATATTGTAAACAATACACAGCATGGAATCGATACTGATAAGTTAGATTATATTGCAAGAGATGGTTATGTTCTTGGTTTAAGATTAAGCATTGATTTTGATCAAATCATTAAAAATAGTCGTATTGTTGATGGACAATGGGCATTTTCGAAATCTATTCAAGATGAATTACTAAATGTAATATTTGTTCGTTACCGCTTACATAGAATATTAAACCAGTCGCGTATAGTGAAATTCGACTTGTCATATAGAAATATCATTACAAATACACCCAAAATGTATTCAGATATAGCTCAAATATTGAATAATCACGATATTAAGGGATTTACCAAATATACAGACCACTATGTTCTTCAAAATGGCAAAAAGAATTTGGTAAAAAAATTCAATCAAAGAGATGCATACACAATTGTTGACAAAAAAAGCGATAATTCTGATGATGAAGATGTTGTTACATTAAACATAAAGATTTGTAATGTTGATTCAAATCCAATGGCCAATATACCGTTTTATGACCCTAAAACATTAGAGTTGTGTGATATAACAAAAACATCTATTGATAAGGCGTTACCATGTAATGAGGTTATGTCTTATGTTTATAAATACGATTCAAATGAGTTATAGAAGAAAGCTCTTTGTTGTATTCTTCAATCCTTTTTTGTGCAGACTCCAATGTATCATATATCCACAAAGGAATGTATTGTAACAAATCTCCAGTTACATGAGTATAGTTTGTAACAATTTGACTACGGTCTATTTCATCATCAAAATATAATGATAAATTACTTTTATTGCGGATATGATAAAAGCAACCATCTACAATTTTTTTTTGTAATGCGATCTTTCTCTTTACATGCTTAGGACATGTTGTTATGATATGTCTGTATGTTTTATTTACACTTGATAAGTCTAAAGCATCAATATACGATAGTTGTGATGTTATAACTATGATTACATCATTTCTTAGAGAATTCATATTTCCAATTGATTAATTCGATTAAGGAATGTAATCATTTTTTTGGATAATAAAAATTAGTTATCAAAAAAAAGTATTAGTAACTATAATGGATAATTACCCAAATAATAATACGAAAACGTCTTATAATATGATAGATAACAGGTCATTATCGAGAAAAATGCCCGATAAAGGTATAGCACCATTCGCAAGTATATATGCCGATGTTAATTCCAAAAAACCAGAGAATTATTGGAATTATAATGAATTTAGACCATCGTTCGGAAAAATAGATAAATATGAGGTAACGAAAAAAATTGGCCGTGGACGCTATTCTGAGGTTTTTAATGGGAATATTATTGGAAATACAAATATATCAACATCCAAGAATAAATGTGTTATAAAAATGTTGAAACCTATAAGAAATCAGCAAAAAAAGTTAAGAAGAGAGATTCTAATTTTACAGAACCTGTCCAAGCAGAAAAATATTATTAAATTACTGGATATTGTTAGAGATGAAGACAGTTCAATCACATGTCTTGTGTTTGAACATATTAATAATACTAATTGTAAAGAACTATATCCCACCTTGTCGGAATCAGATATCAGATATTATGTCGATCAAATATTTGTAGGTCTTGAATCTTGTCATTCATGTGGTATAATGCATAGAGACTTAAAACCAGATAATATAGTTATTGATCACCAGAAAAAAGAGCTTAGAATAATTGATTGGGGTTTAGGAGAGTTTTATCATCCTGGTCAAGAATATAGTTGTAGAGTAGCTACTCGTTATTATAAATCACCCGAAATCATGATTGATATGGATAACACAAGACATTATGATTATGCGCTGGATATATGGAGTGCCGGATGTATTGCTGCACAAATGATGTATCGCATAAATCCATTTTTTGACGGAGCTGATAATCATGAACAACTTGTAGAAATTACAAAAGTATTAGGAACAGATGAATTATTAGAGTGGATTGATGAAAGCAATTTCAAACTTGATGAATATTATAAACCTCGAGTCATTGAGAAACACAGACCTAGAAAAGATTTAAAAGAATTTATAAATGAAAACAATAGTCATTTGGTAAGCAAAGATGGAATTAATTTTTTAGAAAAAATCTTCGTGTTTAACCCTCAAAAAAGAATGACCGCACGAGAAGCAATGTGCCATAAATGGTTGAATCCCCTTCCAAATAAAGATTTGAAAAAAAGAGGTATAGACCCTGAAAACCCGAATACACCTATTTAAACTTAAAATTCTTATACAACTATAATGCAGTTGCTTATCAAATTTTTGGGTAAATCTGAAGTATATGATGTTGACGAAGCTCTAACAATTCCTCAACTTAAAAATTTAATAGAAGACAATGAGTATATACATAGTGAATTACAGTATTTAGTATGTAATGATAAAATTCTTGTGAATGGTACTCTTGAAGACAATCAAGTAAAAGAGACCAATAATATATACGTAAATTTACGTATATTGGGTGGAGCTTGTAGATATAAAAAGGCAAGTTCGAGATTACGGTGGAAAACTAAGCTAAAAAGGATGAGAAGATTGAAAAGAGCCCGTAGAAGAAATAGACTAAGAAGTAGATGAATATTTAAATGTAACAAAACAAGATTACTTATATAGTAATAGAAATGGTATTTTACAAAGCAATAAGCATCATATTTTTGTTATTTTCCAATAATTATTCTTTAAAAATACCTGAAAGAATCCACTATTCGTTTGTAAAACATCCTGAATCGACTATGTTTTCTATATTTCCAAATATGTATAAATACTTAGATTCTAAAAGCAAAAAAATAGATTACAATCACAATGAAATGATGAACACATATAAGTCAATATATAAGGATGCGTGTGTTTATCTATTAAACAAGAAGAACAATTCTGTATATTTAGGTTGGGTTCCATTTCATAATGAAACAATATTGGAAAAATATTACAAGAACATTACTAAAAAGATGGATTTTGAAACAAATATCAAGAATGTGCCACTATATTATTTGATTTGTGAATCAAACTCGTTTAATAATACATTGGAAATTAAGAAGATTTTGTGTAATCCAACAATTGAAGTAAATATCGATTTACAATTGCTTAAATCCCATTTGTTAAATTTCACCAAAGAATATAATACGACTTTAGAACTATCACCACTAAAAAATTATGATAGTGGTAGATGGTATTTAGTTTTTAACTATTGATTTTTCTGGAAAAATGATTTAACTATATAGTGAGAATAGTATATAATGTAAGAATGGATATTAATATGCCTGGTTCTTTTGCCCACAATTGTAGTGGAAACTCATGTTGCGGTGTAATCAATAATCTGAATGAAGGCGTTGAAGAAACTAAAAGTTCCGAAGAGGATAATATTGGTAATCTGAATGAAGGCGTTGAAGAAACTAAAAGTTCGGAGGAGGATAAAATTGGTAATATTAATGTAAATCAAAACTCAAATGGGAGAATCCTCAAAATTAATTATCCAAGTAATCGCCGCCGACCGGAAAATCCAAAGTGGGGCGTAAAGTTATTATTTGAATTCAAAGATCTTCATAATCTTGAATTGATAGGCGATTATAAAGACCCCCTTGGAGATGAATATCTTATTGTGGGAAAATGTATTGCTCAAGGTTGTAATAACACATTTTCTCGACGATTTAGATCTATGGTTACTGATGACAATTGTTTATGTACAGAACATTCAAAAATAAGAGCTGCACAAAAAAGATATGAAAAGAGGGCGAAGGTATATACCAAAACTAGTTTGATAAAATATGTACAAGATAATAACATTACACTAGTGGAAGAATATGGCGACCACCTTACAAGAGACACTCACATAAGAGGTATTTGTACTCATCCGAATTGTAATAACATTTTTGATAGAACATTTAGAATGATGATTGAACGTAATCTTAGTTTGTGTGAAGAACACACTAAATCCGAAAAGAAAGATAAAATAAAATCTACAAAAAAGGAAAATCTTAAATTAGAAGATAGTTTTGCTAGTTGTAAGGATTTAACGCCAAATGGAAAATTAAAAGTAGAATGTTGGAGTAGTAAAAATGTAGAAAAGCCTCGAGCTGTTCCCTTGAAGTCACACAAAAAATATTGGTTTAAATGCGATAATTGTCCACACGAATTTCAATCGCCATTATGTAATTTGGCAAGAAAACGTAATGCAACGCCCACCGCAACTGGTTGGTGTCCTTATTGTGTCCCTCCATCTCATAAATTATGTGAAGAGGAAGACTGTGGATTTTGTTTTAAAAAGAGTGTCGCAGGACTATTAGAAAATAAAAAAACAGAAAAAGGAAATTTAAAAGTAGATTTGTGGATAGAAAATAAAAATTCGAAAAAACCGTTTGGCGTTTTCCGGGGTTCATCAACTGTAGCATGTTGGTTTAAATGCGATAATTGTCCACATGAATTCCAGAGAACTCCTCACTTATTATCAGTAGGTTTGTGGTGTCCTTATTGTTCTGATACATGCGAATATATGGTGTGTGAAAATAATAATTGTGAATATTGTAATGAAAAGACTTTGAATGGTTGGAATTTGCTTACAATACTTGGAAACAAAAGAAGAGATTGTTTTGATTCTGAAAAAAGCGGAAATATAAATCCTCGACAAATAATTATAAATAGTGCAATATCTCCAGTATTATGGTTCAATTGCGATAATTGCAATCATAGTTTTAGTAAGACACCTGGTTTACTAAAAACAGGAACTTGGTGTCCTTATTGTTGCAATGGAGCGATACAAAAGATATGTGAAGATTCAGACTGCGAACGATGTTTTGAAAGAAGTTTAGCTAGCTATATCGGAAAAACAAAAAATGGTAAATTAAAAATAGAATGTTTTGATTATGAAAACAATGGAAGCTTAACTCCTAGACAGCTAATAAAAGGTTCAAATACAAAGCACCAGTATATATGTGATAATTGTCCACATAAATTTCAAAGATCTCCCCAACAGATATGTAACAATTTGTGGTGTCCTTATTGTTGTAATCAAATGTACACATTATTATGTAATAATATCAATTGCGAAATGTGTCGTAAAAGAAGTTTTGCTAGTTTTCAAGGAAAAACGTTAGAAGGAGTTTTAAAAGTAGAATGTTGGAGCAGTAAAAATAAATTGAAACCACACGAAGTTCATTATTGTTCTGGAAAAAAATTTATATTTGATTGTTCAAAATGTAAAAAAGATTTTCCGATTGCTTTAAATCATATAATTCACGGTGATTCTTGGTGTCCAAGATGTAATGAAAGTAAGTTAGAAACAGAAATCAATAATACTATCGAAAAGTTAGGACATATACCAAAACGTCAAGTTAAATACAGTGACTGTGTAGATGAAAGACCTTTGCCATTTGATAATTCTATATTCGAATATGGAAAACCCGATATTATGATAGAAGGAGATGGACGGCAACATTTCGAAAATGTTTCAATATTTGGTGGTATAGAGAGATATAAAACAAGAATTCGTCATGATATTATTAAAAATAGGTTTTGTTGTGAAAATAACATTGTACTCTTAAGAATTTCATATTCAGATATAAAAAATATAGAGAATCTTATAAAAAAAGCTATATATAATAGAGATAACAATATTACCGGAGTAATATATAGCAATCCAATGCTTTATCAGACAGCATATTTTCCAAGTTGGAAGAAAATGATAGTCTCAAGAACATTACTAAGAATGTTTAGAAGTTATTTCTCACAAAAATGATTAACACCTAAGTGGTTAAACTAATTAAATGAGAACATTTTAAACATGAATACTGCTAAAGTTATTTTGTGTAATAGAGAAAGTGTATGGCTGTTTGCTAAAGACAGAATAATATACGTTACATCAGAAAAGGACCATAAATTGGTTCCTAATCAAACGGTTTCTTTTGAAAATGAATCTTTGGCACCAATATGTACAACACATATTGAATTTGTCGGAGATACCATTCAAGCATTATTGCAACAATATGAATTGTATTCATTAAGTATTGACAAAATTGTTTCTGGTAAAGTTGATAAAAATCATGCGATTATTGTTGGAAGGTTATGTATTTCGAGCAAAACACGCTATGGTATTACTTCGAAAGGATTACAAAGATATTTATTCATTCCGAGAAATAGAAGCTATCCAAATTATATAGTTGCATCTAAATTGAAACAAACATCTATTGATGTATATTGTTCAATTGAAATAGAGAAATGGGAAGATTCTAAAAATCCTTATGGGAGTTTAGTTGAAGTGATAGGGAACGTAACCGACCCATCGATTTATGAGAAGGTTATAGTTTGTTCATCTAATTTACTTTCGCGGTCCAGAAATAAAGACCACAGACAAGAAACGAAGAAGTTTAAAGAACAAAAGACCATTGTCTCAAATATCGATGAAGATTGGACTGAAATAGTTACCATGTCGATTGACCCATCGGGTTGTAGGGATGTGGATGATTGTTTGTCTATTAAATACACCGATTCAGTTATTGAACTTGCAGTTCATATTGCAGCTCCCACTCGATTATTTGATAAAAAATCGAAAACTGGTTTGATTTCATTTGAGCAAATAAATAGTATATATGGGGATTTGAAAACTTATCATTTGTTACCTGAGATAATTGGCACTAACAAAGCCTCATTGCTACCCAATGAGGAGAAGTATTGCCTTTCAGTAATATTTTCTAATGTTTCACAGCCAAGAATAGTAAGAACTAAAATTAGAAATAATTTTGCGTTATCTTATGAGGAAGCTGAAAACATCGTTGAATACAATGATTTGTATAATGGATATGTTGAACTGTTTAAGGATAAACCAGAAGACTCGCATGTATTGGTAGAAAAGTTAATGATAAAGGCTAATGAATTTGTTGCACAATATTTGGTAAAACATTCAAAAAGTAATGCATTATTAAGGAAAACAGTCAATAATGTAGGAACTTGGTATTTACCTTATAGTGAAACTGGTAACAATAAGCACGAATCATTGGATTTGGAATTATATACGCATTTTACTTCTCCTATACGAAGGTATGCGGACCAATTGGTTCATAGACAAATCTTCGATATTCTTGATGGAAAAACTCCAGAAAAATTAGAGAATGATGAAATCGTTAATTTGAATTTAGTAAAAAACAAGATTAAGCTAATCGATTCACAGCTGAAGTGGAGTTTATTGGCTTGTCCCGATTGCTATATTCAATTAAAAGGTAAGTTACTATATCAGAATGATTT